CCAAGTCCTGCTTATTCATTTTTAGCAATAAAAAGTATTTTTATATACTTATTTATTATTTGATAAATTGCTTCCAATACTCATAGGAAGTCATTTCTTCGTTCTTAGTTGCTTGATAAGAACGAACTCTTGATTCACCATTTTTATCTGGTGCAACCATATGAGTTTTTATTTTCTTTGATGTTGGTGCTTCTTTCTTCTCTTTCTCAAATGCTTTATGAACTTTTGCGGCATCATCATACATATGAATACTCTTAGCACCACTTTGCTTTGCTACTGCATTCGCAACATCAACTTTCTTCTTACCAATATCACCACCTTTCATCCCACCAGTATAGTGAATCTTTGACTTATCTACATCAACACCGTACTTTTTCAAATGTCCTTGAAATTCACTTGGTTTATCAAACTTAGAACGAGCAGTAATAAGATGAACATTTTGTCCTCTTGCCTGTTTTCTCTTAATGTCCTTAATTACTTTCTTATTTGGACTTGAAGTTTCCTTGAACTTCTTAGCACTTTGAAACTCACTGAAATCATATGAGTGTCCTTTTTCCAACTTATGAGTATTGAACTCTTGGTTGCTTAAACTCTTAACTCTCTTTCCAGATTCATCTTTGACGTGAACCTGAACATTTGGTTTGCCCTTCTTTCCGTGCCCAAATAGGGTCTCATCCACATCATATGCGTGAACTGTTCTTTTTGGTCTAGTTCCTCTTGCCTTCTCTTCAATATACTCTTCAAGAATTGCCGCAGTAAACTCTTCACTGATATGCTCAAACATCACTTCTGCTGCTTCATAACTTTCTGCAAAATCAGCATCAACTAAAGTTTCAATTACATAATTATAAATGTTTTCTGTTTCTTCTCTTTGTGCTGCATAATAAGCACCAAGTGCTCTCTTAATTCTTTGCTTCTTACTATCACCTTTGAAGGTTTTGCTCTTTGAATGAACGAAATCACTAATTGTTTTACTGACATCAGCACCTACGTCAATTTTTTCATTTACATATTCCTCTTTGTAACCTTTTGCTGCAGAACTCCAATAGTCACCCCAAGATGCTTTATTTGCTTTTGCTTCTTCTGGTGATGATGGTTTAAATGTTCCACTAGTTTTACGAATAGAACCTTGTGGTTTTCTTACTTTTTTCTTAGTTCTTGCTTTTGCTGCCAAAGATTCAATTTCTTCCTTTGATGGTGGTTTATCCTGAATTTTTTTTGTTACTGGATTCCAGTGTGCTTCATTTACTTCAACTTCTTCTTTCTTTACTGACGCAACAAAACCAGGAAGTTGTGGTCCTGCTTTCTTTGCTCTTGCTGCTCTTCTACGAGCAATTTCAGCATCTGCCTTATTTGCAAATTCTTTTTGTCCCGCAATATCTGGATGTTCTGCTGCAACACCTTCAGTATAAAAACTTTTATATGAATTTCTTAAAGACATCTTTTTAGACTGTTTTTAGTTATTTATAAAAAAATAGGAGGGGCAATGCCCCTCCTATCAATTTACTTTTTAATCATCACTATTTTAGCTTGGTGACGACGATTTTCTTTTTGTTTTTGTTCTTTAATAAGTTGAAGGACATTAATTTTTTTCATTTGATTGTTTCCCCCGACTTCTGCATAGAAAGTTTGTTTCCATTTTCATCAACATAAAACATAGTACCACGATAAATTTCTACTCTTGGTTCACATTTAAATGTTTGATTGGGACGGTTTGTAGTGTCATATTCAACACCACGGTATACAACTTTTGACATTAGGTTTCTCCTTAGTTTTTAGGTTAAAGAGCGTTCCTTCAGTCGGCTTTTGCGTCTATTTTACACGTCTTTGGTGAGATTTGTTTAATCTCCCAAATTAAATCATTCTTTGCTTGTTTAGGAATGTCTTGTTTATGAACTCTTCCTACAATCAATTGTGCTTGTAAGCAAGATAGAATGAGTGCTTCCATAGATGAACGTTCCGTTCCGAGTCGGCTTACTTCCGTCTACATTCGCAATTCGCAAATAGCAGATGAACGTTAGGGACTTATTATATTCCCTTGTACGTTATATAGTCAATTTTTTTTGTTATTTTTGTTACAATTTTAGAGTTTAAATCCACTAAAAGAATCTTTTGTAATATCCTGCTTAATGCCACCAACCACATAAGATTCTACTTCCGTTTCCTGTGGAGCAACTTGAAGTCCCTTAGAGGAAATCCAATGTTCAGTCCAAGGAAGTGGATTATTCTTTGCAGAAATATCATAGAGTGGTTTGAGTCCAATTGCCTTCATTCTACGGTTTGCAATCCATTCAACATAACTCCAAAGAAGTTTGTCGTTTAGACCAATCATAGAACCATCTTTGAACAGATACTCTGCCCACCTCTTTTCCTCATTTACACAATTCTCAAAGGCACCTCTTACCCATTCCTCTTCTTCTTTAGCAATTTGTTGCATTTCTGAATCATCCCCTTCACGCCACTTATTGAGGATGTTTTGAGTAATAACAAGGTGCTGATTTTCGTCTCTTGCGATGAGAGAGATAATTTTAGCGGATCCTTCCATAAGTTTGAGTTCACCAAACGCAAAACTGCAAGCGAACGAGACATAAAACCTGATACCTTCGAGAATGTTGACATTGGCAATTGCCCTATAAAGTTTTCTCTTTAATTCAATTCTACTTTCTTTTGCATATCCAGCACCCTCTTGTGCAAAAATCCAATCATTAGATGTTCCATATTGTTGTGCAGAATTAATAAAATCATCATAAGCTCCTGTGACTGAGGATGCTCTTTCTAAAATTTTATCATTATTCAAGATGGAATCAAATACTTCAGAGGGGTCTGGATAAACATTCTTAATGATGTAAGTATAAGAACGACTATGAATCATTTCCATAAATTCCCACACAGTCATACAAGCTTCCAATTCAGGAAGAGAGCAATAAGGAATAAATGCCATTCCAGGACCACGACCCTGAACTGAATCTAAAAGAATTTGATATTTTAAATTAGAAGTAAAGATGTGCTTTTGTTCTGGACGAAGAGTTTGATAATCAGCACGATCCTTCTGTAAAGAAACTTCTTCTGGTCTCCAGAAATATCCCAACTGTTGTTGAGTTAATTTATCAAAGACTGGATACTTATATGAATCGTACCTTTGAACTCCAAGTGGAGATCCAAAAAACATTGGTTGTTTTTTGGAGTCTACGTAAGAAGTATTAAATACTGTCATTCCCTGTATTTCTTTTTTTGAATTAACTCTAAATTTTACAACTGTCACAATCTTCTTCTCCTTTTAAACTTAAAATTTCCTCAATTAAATCATTAACACCTTTAGATGATTCTTTAATTTCATCAGTCTTATTATCATATGTATTTTGATAATAAGATGTTTTCCAACCATACTTATATGTATTAAGAAGGTCTTGTGCCATCACTGACACAGGAACTTCATTATTTTCATAATTCTCTGGATTATAGGACCAGTTTCCAGAAATTGCTTGATCAAAGAATTTCTGCATAACTGCAACAATATTAATATACCCAATATTGTTAGGCATATCCCACAAAAGCGTATAGTTATTTTTAAGAGTTCCATACTGGGGAACAATTTGTTTAAGTGGTCCCTTTTTACTTTTTTTAACTGACAAGAATCCCCTGGGTGGTTCAATTCCATTTGTTGCATTTGACACAACGGAACTGCTCTCCGATGGCATTTGTGCGGACAATGTTGAATGTCGTAAACCATATGCCTGAATGTTGGCACGTAAAGTTTCCCAATCATGTTGATATGGAATGGAGGAAAGTTCGTCTACATCTTTCTTGTAGGTGTCAATTGGAAGAATTCCCTGTGAATATTTAGTTTTGTTAAAATATTTACATGCCCCTTTCTCTTTAGCAATTTGGTTAGATGACTTCAAAAGAAAATATTGGAATGATTCAGAAAGACCATGAACAGCATCCCATGCCTCCTGTGAGTCATACTTATACCCAAGTTTAGCAAGATAGTGTGCAAGACCAATAAAACCTATTCCAAGAGACCTACGTGCCTTGGTTGAGATCTCTGCTGCTTCAACTGGATAGTTTTGATAATCAATCAGTTCCTCCAGTCCTCTAACTGAAAGATCACAAAGTTCTTCAAACTCTTCATCAGATTTTACTTTACCTACATTAATTGCAGAAAGAATACACAAAGCAATTTCACCTTCAGGATCATCAATGTGTTGCAGAGGAGCAGTAGGAAGTGTAATTTCCTGACAATTATGGACCAGAATATCATTTGCGAAGAAGTTATGTGTTCCTTCTACAGTAATATCATAGACTGGGATTTCTTCTTCAAGATATTCAATCTTTAGCATTTTTTTCTCCTGTTTTGTTCTAAAAGTTGTTTAGCAAGTGTTCTTTGAGTTTCGTCTCTATAATAAGGATTATACACCAATCCAGTTTGTTCTTCAATAGATTTATAAAAGTTTTTATGTTTCCCACCAAATCTATTTTTAGAAAAATGTTTTGGAAACTTAATATTCAATTCATTAATAGCAAACTCAACTATTCTTTGTCTTCCACCAATAAATCCATATTTTTTAGCAAACTTTACACCTACTTCTATAAGTTCCTCATCAGTGTATCCAGAATAGTTTGGATTATTATAACCAGTAGTTCTTATGGAAATACCATTTCTCCACTCTTCCTGAACCTCCTGTGAGCATCTTGGAAGCATCCATCCACCAGTTCCTCCTGAAGTGGCATTATAACCTTTAGTATCACTTTCAAAGAGTTTAATGAAGTGAGTTTCCTTTTCATTAATAAAGTTTTCATCTTCAGTTTGGTAAGTTTCAATCACAGATAAGTCCCAACAATTTTCCCCATATTTTCTAATAGAAGAATGAAATCTAAATTTAGAACCATTTCTTGCTGATGATAAATGACGATTCCAACGATGTTCTAATGAGTATTCAGTTTTTCCTATGTAAGATTTTCCGTTATTTTTATTGGTAATTTTATAAACAATATATGTTTTCATTATAGGAAGTGTAATCTCATAACTATTTATAAGATATGGAAATTACACTTCCTATCATATTAGTTGATTACCAATTCATCAGTTTCGGTTAGGTCTTTTGCCATCACATACCCACGATTTTTTGTGAATACTTTATGTTCTGGTGTAACTACGATACTCTTACCACTTTCTTCATCAGTAATTTTCATTACCTTTGCTTTTGGTGATGTTTCGGCAAATGCTGTAATAGGTGCCCATTCTTGTTGATTAGTTTCTGTATTATAAGAAAGAACTTCTATTTGAGGAACATCCTCACAAGGATCATTATCACTTACTTTATAAGACATAACTCCAATTTCTCTGGAACTAATATATTCATCCAGATCTCCAATCTCAATTTCTTCTTCATAAACTTTCCAATCATAAATCTCTCCAATATCATCATATATTGCTTTTGGGTATTTGATTTTAATCTTTGTATCACCAGCAACACAAAGATTACTCATCTCAACCTTATCCATGAAGGAAGAGTGAGAATTACAATGATCGATATTCATAATGTAAATACGACCAGTTTCTGCACGTTCCTTCAGGAGGTCCAGAAAGAGTTCTTGAGCACCGATAGTTTTTCTTGGAATAGACTCATCTCGTTCATAACGAACATATAACTCGTCAAATCTATCAGTGCCAAAAGCATCATACAAACCAGGAACAGAGTGCGGAGAGAAGAGTGAGATCTCTTCGTTGCGGATGAATCGTTCATAGAACAGTTTGCTAATTTGGATACTGTAGTCTAACTTGCGAACACGATTATCTTCGGTTCCTTTGTTATTTTTTAATACAAGAATATCCTCTATTTCTTGATGCCAGATAGGAAAGTGGACTGTAGCAGAACCACCTCTGATGCCGTTTTGTGTACAGCATCGCACAGTTGCTTCAAACTTTTTAAGGAAGGGGACCACACCTGTGTGTTGTACCTCTCCACCTCTAATTTTACTGTTGATGCCACGGATTCGACCTGCGTTGATGCCGATTCCCGCCCTTTGTGCAACATATCTGCCGATAGCCATATCAGAACTAAAGATGCTATCGAGGGTGTCATCAACATCAACAAGCACACAGCTAGCAAATTGTCGAAGTGGAGTTCGCACTCCCGCCATGATAGGTGTGGGAATGTTGATTTTATGTTTGGAGATTGCGTTGTAGTATCTTTTGACATATTCCAATCTAATTTCTTTTGGGTACTCTGCAAAAATAGTCAAAGCAATCATAATGTACATAAATTGAGGAGTTTCATAAACTTTTCCAGAACTCCTATCTTGCACCAAATATTTATCAATCACTTGCCTGAGACCTGCATAAGTAAAAAGCATATCTCTTTCGTGATCAATAAAATGATTTACTTTATCAATTTCTTCTTTAGAATACTTTGTTAGTATTTGACTATCATAGATGTCTTTACTTGTACAAGTGATAATGTGATCATATAGATCAGAAGTACAACTAATACCACCATATAAACTTTTTCTTAGAGAAAACAAAAGCAATCTTGCTGCAACATATTGATAATTTGGATGTTCCAAATCAATCAAATCAGATGCACTACGAATAAGAATCTCTTGAATTTCTGCAGTTGTAATTCCATCATAGAACTGAATTCCAGATTGCATTTCAACTTGAGATGCAGAAACCCCTGCAAGATTTTTACAAGATTCTTCTACCATTAAATGCATTTTATCAAGATCAAGTGACTCAATAGAACCATTTCTTTTTTTAACTTTTAATCCGTTGCTCATACTCGTTTCCAACTAATAAGTTTTGCTTTTGCTTCTAAACCAGAATATCTGTTTGATTTTAACATACTATTAACGTCAAGTCCAGAGAGAACCATATCATTAATATCCTTTTCATTGACATTTGATGGCCATATCACAATAGATAATTTGAGGTCTATTGCTTTTTCCATTCTTTCCACAATTTGTTTATTTCTCTTTTCATTATCATAAACAATTACAAAATCAACATTAAAATTACTTATTAAAAACATCTTATCAATATCAGCACCAACCATAGCAATAGCATTATCAATAAACATACTATCAATTGGACCCTCTGTGATATAAACAGTTTTGTTCCAATCTACATTATCAAGACCATAAATCTTTGGTTGATTTTCATCTAAAATAATTGTAATGTATTTAATTTTAGAATTTTTATTTAAACTACGACCTTGAAACCCTATGATTTCCCTATTGTTTATGAGAGGAATGATGATTCTTGGTTCATCTTGATCTATAGATTCAAAAGTATATTTTTGCTCATTTGTCCATTTCTTAAAATTCTCACAATAATATAATTGATTTAAGAATTTATCTGGAATTTTTCTATCCTGTAAATAGACTTTTGCTGGATGCTCAGTATTTAGTTCTGCTATAGTTGGTAGATTTATCTTATGTTTTTTTTCAAAAACAGTTTTTTCAAATTGAAAATTTGGATTTGGAGTGTTGGAATTTTTGCCCGTAATACCACTCTTATACCTTTCCATCACATACTGATCGTATAAGACAACATCAAAATCTTTTAAAAAATTTGTGAATGTTCTTGAAATCCCACAATTATGACACTTATAATTATGGTCATTTTTTAATTTATAAATGTATCCTCTTGCTTTACTTTTGTGTCGTTGAGAATCTCCGCAATAAGGACATCTAAAATTATAAAGACCAGTTTTTACTTGTTTAAATTTTTGCAATCTGGAAGAAACAAGTCCAACATATTTGGAATCAATTAAACTCATTACAAAAAGAATATTACTTCATTCTCTCTATTCTACTTGGTTCTTGTTGTGGTGTCAAGAAGGAAAGAACTGGTGGAGCAAATTTGATAATGATTGCAACAACTGCCAAACCACCCAGTATTTGCCATCTAAATTTTGAAATTCCTTCTACCTTTTCTTCTACTTTTTCTATTCTTTCCCCAAGTTCTCTACTAATTGCTTCGTGTTGTTGTTTTGAAGATTCTTTAATATCCTCAATCATTTTAACAATAATATTGTCTGTTCTATTGCACTGCTCAATCTTTTCATTATGGACAGCTAACATTTGACTAATATTTTGACTTGTCTCACCAATCTTTTGAATTGCGGTATCAATTCGTTCCATCATCTGTTCATAAACATTAATACGCTCTTCGAGTAAAGCTATTTTTGTTTCTGTTGATGATGGGTTAAACATTGTCCTAATTATTGTAGAGGTTTTCTTCTTTGCATTTTCGCAAGATCTTTAAAGAATGGATTCCAATATCTTTTTCTGCCCTTTCTTAAATCAACAGGAGGTTGGTCTGGGGGAAGTCCCGCAATATTAACAGGTCCATTTGGGTTATTTGTAGAATTAGCAATCACAGGAGATGCTCCTTCCTCTTTAAGATTACGAACAATATTAATTAATCTATCTACTTTATCCATTAGACCACATTTAATTGCTTTAGGAAATCTATATCTATTGGTATATTATGAACTTCAGTTTTTGGATATTCCGGAAGTCTTCCCAAGTAAATAATAAATGTTTTAATGATGCTCCAAAATTGACTATCAATTTTATAAAATAATAATGGTGTTGTAGCATCACCAAAAACATTATAAAGAATTATAAAATGATTAATTAATAAATGAATATTCAATGACCCAGATGATTTATATTTTTTCAACAATCTATTAATCCAATTAAATCTTTTCAAATCCTCATAAAAATCATCTTGGGTCAGTGATTGTGGATTATCATAATGTTTAATAGCAAACATTAAATAATTGTCTTCATTCAACTCATCAAATCTCATATATCAATTACGCATAAGTAAGTCTTGCTGTATCAGATGTCTTCGCAGCACCAGCAGCAGTAGTAATGTTAACTCTATAGTAGTAACCATTAGGTCTGTTGGCAGTTGTAGTTGTTGCCGCAATACCAAGAGTTGCTGTAGTTGGGTTGGTGTAAATAAGACCACCAAGCAATCCAGTAGTAACATTGGTAAATGCTGCTCCAACAGCAGTTGAGAACTGCCACTGATAAGAAAGTGCTGCAGAATCATTTGCTGCTGCAGTAACTGCGAATGTAGTTGCAACAGTTGTAGCAATTCCAACACTATTTGATGGTTGAGCACTAATCGTAATGTAATTGTCTGCATATACTGCATCATCATCAGCATCACCAGTTGCTGTGTATGTTCCTAATGCAGAAGTGCTAATTCCAGACATCGCAACGAGAACTTCACTCTTAACTCTAAGATTTCCGTGAGTATCAATGTATGTATGAACTCCTACCCAACCTGCGTGTGCAGCAGCATACTGTGACCCACTTTGAGTAGCAGCAGTTTGCTCAAACTCATCAACACCATATACTCTATTAGTTGATGCAGAATTGCCAGTTCCAGTTATAGTAGCAAAGTTTGTATCTTCTAATGTATAAACTGGTTTTTGAGATATTGAATATGCAATTCCAGCAATAGCAGCACCACTTAAATACTGAGTTGTTGCAATTGAAATTTGAGTCTCCGAAGTAATTCCAGAAATTACCGCATTTCCAAAAGTTCCTCCGGCACCAATGGTAATTACTGCACCAGTAGTGACACCCACTGCTCTAAATGATGTTCCAGTACCAGTAATTGTTTTATTTGTATAATTGACAGTAACTGTTCCTGGTGAAAATACACCGTCTGCCTTACCCCAAAGTGCCATGTCTTTTTTTCCGTAAGTTTCTTTATAATGATATTTATAAAAAAAGAAGACCTTTATTTTTTGTCTTCTTTGCGTAAAATTATTTTTAAAAAGTTAGTAGTTAAATCTAGTAATCCATTTTCTTCAAATTTTTTTGTTTTTGCTAACCACTCAGATGCAGTCAACAATAAACCTAAAATAATAGTTACTCCCCAATTTGTTATAAAACAAGTTATCATTTTTGTGGAGTAAAGAGTTTTTCTTTAACTAACACAACAACCATATCATCAATTGTGTTATCGGTTGTTTTTACATATTTCTCAAGAAGTTCAATTACAAGTTTCTTAACTTCTGGATGTGTAGCAATTTGAAGAATGAGTGGTTTTACCAATGCAACTACTACTCCCATAATCCCCTCTTATTAGGTTCAATTTTATTTATCTCAAACTAGTCATCAATCACCACTTAACTTTATTTGCCCAATAAGCAGCAGACATTTTTCCTTTAGAAATATTCTTTGCGTGTCCTGTTTGGAATCTATGACGACGACTTGCATATGCCTCAGACTCACCTTCTTTTTTTGGAGAACCTTTTACACCAAGTTGCCCAAAACGAATAATTTTTTCTGTTCCACCTTCACAAGCCTTTACAATATGTGACTTTCCAGTTTCACCAGACCCGTGTGCTTGTGATTTTGGTTTGTTGCACTTCATTGCATCTTTATCAACAGATTCAGAAAGACCTTCATCACTTTGGAGATATTCGGAAGCAGTATCAATATAATCTGCTGCTCTAGTAATTTTTGATTGAACCCAAGCAGGCATTTGCATATCTGCTTTTTTTATCTTTTTGCGAAGTGCTTTGATTGCTCTTTCCATTTGGTCCAATTCAACATTTGCCATATAACCTTCATCATCTTTTTTCTTACCACTGGCAATTTCCTTATGGTCCTCAGAAATATTTGGATTAATCTCAATAAATTTTGAGTTAGTGCCCTTCATCACATCAATCTTATCTTTTTTGTTTTTTGTCTTTGCAGTTTTTTCATTCTTTAATTCATCAACTTCAAACAAGAATTCTTCTCTCCAATTTGAATATTCTTCATTTCTTTGGGCAATAAGTCCTGCTTTGATTTTTGGATTTTGTCTTGCCCTCTGCCCCAAAGTCATTGCTTTTGGACCTCTTGACCCCTCAGGAACACCACCAGATGATGGAAGTCTCTTGGTAGCAGGAACAAGTCTCTTAGTTGCAGGAACAAGTCTCTTAGTTGCAGGAACAGGTCTTTTTTGTTCTGGACTTGATGAAGATTGTTGAGTTGATAATGAAACTGGAGGTCTTTTTGGTCTTCCTGGTTTTTTTCTTTCTCTTGCTTTTTCTGGTTGATTTGAGGTGACTTTAGTTTCCTTTGCTTTTTTATATTCTCCTTTTGCTTTTAAATAACCAGGAGTATGAATTGCTGCTTTTGCCAATCCACCTGCAAGAGAACCTAAATTGCCAAGTGCTTTCATTGTGGCAGTTGCCCCACCTTCTTTGGAACCAATCGTATCAGTTTTTACACCACCAATTGCTGACTTGATTCTTTCTTTTGATTTTTCAAGATTTTTTTCTTTTATTCTCATTAATTTTTGCTTTTTCTTTTCTTCTTCCTGTCCTCTTTGCTTTTCAATTTCTTGTTCTCTTGTTGCTTGACGACGCTCAAGATAATCCAAATATCTAGAATCTTTTTTATCTTCCTTTTTTCCAGTTTTCCCTTTATCCAAAAGAGCAGAACCCTTCAATGCAGTCTTAGCAATTTTAAGTCTTCTTTGCCTTTCTGCTTTTTCTTTATTTTTATCTTTTGCTTCAGAAATAATCTCTGCCCAATCTTTCATCTTTTTGTAGATAATTTTTTCCTATTGATATTTATCGTTTTCTTTGGCATAGTTTCTTTAACTTCAACATCAGTAAAAGAAACCACAGGTTCTTTAGGTGTCATTTCCTGTGTGTGCTTTCTGTAATTACAAGTTCCAACTTCATAAACTTCACGAACATCTTTCAACCAATTTTTAAACATCTTTCCATCTTCAGTTACACAAATCAAGTAATTAGAACCTCTGCGGAATATTTTTCCAATAAGACCACTACTCAAACTTTCCACAAATGTACCAACTTCAAAAAGTCCATTGTTCTTATAATTCCACCTCAATCCATCATAATCAAGTTCAGGAACAATTCTCCAAACTTCTGTGTCTTCAGTTACATTCATAGATTTTGAAACCATATTAAATATTTTTTCTTTGTCTGCCTGACTTATTCCAGAAGGAATTCCCTGAACAAATCCAGCATAATCTCCTACTGCTGCAGATGTTCTCATTTTTGCAGAAGAACCAGGGTCTTCAATTTCACCATCAGGGTCTTTAATTCCAGCAGATATAACTTGAATATTATTAAACTGATAGTCTTGACCCTCTCCCTTATGAACTAAACTTTGAAATTCTCCCAATCTGTCTTGCCCAACCACAATAGTAACATCAGTATATCCATCATTATAAATTGAGACTAAAGAATCAAAAACAGTTCTAGTTTCTTCACTATCAACAATATATTCAGAATATTTTTTAAACATCATTCTCATAAGAGAAATTTTTGTTTTTGGACTTAATGGATTTGATTGACCATCTTGGATTCTACTTGGATATATTCTATACTCATATCCCATTCTTTTTGCATTATTAAATCCTGCTTTTAATAATTGTTCGTGATTTTTGGATGGGGGGTTAAATCTCCCTAAAACTACTACAATTCCATTTGCAGTTTGTTCTGCTGGTAGTTTTTCTGTTGTAGATGGTTGTGGTGCTGCTTGAGTTGCACTACTTTGTTTTTTTGTTTCTTCTCCGGGTATTCCGTCTTGAGATGTAGTATCACCTTGACCAAAAAACTTTAATTTTCCGTTTACTGTTTTCGCAACAAAATTTCCTTGCTTATCATACCAATCACCGTGTCCGTTTCCAACAAGACCACGATTTTTTGCTTCGGTAGATGCAAGGGTTTCTACTGCTTCTCTTACAAATTGAGTAAAACTCTTCATTATTACTTGTTTTTTAAATATTTATAATTACAATCTTCCTAACGAAATATTAGCAAGTGATGGTTCATAATAACCCTTTGATGCTCCTTTAGTGGCAAATTGTATTCTAAAACCAGGATAATTTGGCATCAAGGCAGAAGAATTGCTAGAACTAGGAACAATTGTCAAATAAACATTATCTCTCATTCTTATTATGTCATTTGAAGTCTCTTTATATATTATTGAAGAATTTAGTTCCAACTTATAATCTTGACCACCTCCAACTTTTCTAATATCCCTGAAATCTCCAACATTAAATGATTGTATTAAAATATAATCAACTTTATTCATACCTTCACCAAAACAATATTTTTTAATTTCTCCAATTGTTGCTTTTAATCTAATGCCAATTAATGGTTTTCCAGTAGAAATATCAGTCAAAACCCCCCTTCCGGAAGAATTTGACACTGAAATCAAATTAGATTTTATCAGATAATCCAAAATATCATTTGCTGCAGAATATTGACTCGCACTTCCCCAAAAAGAAAAATTTTCCTTTTTTAAAGAAATTTTAATTTTTTTATTATTTTTAGTTTTAATTGAAACATCCTCTTTCCCTAAAAGTTGTCCAACCCTCTCAATTGATTTTATTCCATTTATTGTATATTTTTGCTGATTATTTTCATATAAAACTAAATTCAAATTCGGGTCAAATAAATTTGGCAAAGCAATCGTATTTTTTGCCTCATTAATTTTTTTTACCTGATCATTAATTTTTGAAACAAAATATTCTTCATTCAAAATACCTGGCCTTAATAATTCTGGAACTTTTGGTTTTATTGATTTTTGACTTTTAAAAAATATTTCAAATTTAGAGGTTGCTCTTTGTAAAGTTAATATAAAATCTACACCCAAAACATTGGATTGTCTTCCAGTAACAAAAATACTTTTTCCATTTAATAAAACGTCAGTAGAAAATAATTTAGTTATATCATCATATATTCTTTCCAAATTAGAAGAATACTGAGACTTCACAGTTAATAAAATTTTACTATCACTTGTTCTCTTTAAATCATAAAATCTAGACCTTACATGAGGATAATTTTGATTTTGAACCGCACTAGATTTTAAAATATTAATTACTGTTGTGGCATTTAGTAATTTGTATCCACTACTATTAATAATTGCCATTAAAAAATCCCTAGTTTCTTTTATTTAGAAATTAGGGATTTATAATATAGTTCAGGTTTCTAATACTTGGGTGATTGCATCGTCAAAATCTGCAATAACTTCACGAATTTCAAAAATACGTGGAGGGACATTGTTTATGTCTGTCGTGTATCCTTTTTGTGCTTCATATAAAATTTGACGAACTGCAGCAGCAGCACGAACATTCATTTTAACTGTTACTTGTTTTTCTTTAGTCATCGGTCGTCAGCAGCACGGTTTTCAGAGAAATAAACATCAAAAGCACCTTCAGGATAACGCTTGAGAAGTTTTTGAACGTTACGAGCAACTACGTCATCAATACTGACACCAAGTGACATACAAGCTTGAGCAACATACCACATAATGTCTCCAAGTTCAATAATCAGATGTTCTCGGTTATCTTCATTGAAAGGTTTTCCTTGGAAAATCATTTTTTTAATGATTTCAAGAAACTCCCCACCCTCGGCATTAATACCAACACCAGCAGTCAGGAGTCGTTCAATATTTGCACCCTTTTCATCCAGTGCAACAAGCCTATCAGACAAAGAAAGAAAGTCTTTAGATGCATCAGAAGTTACAGCATCCACAAACTCAGCATACTTATCAAAATCTACGTGTTTAGCAGTTTCCATTAAAATTTAAATCCTTCAAACGACTTTTTAGGTTTCTTTTCTTCATAATTATACTCTTCCTCTTGTCCAGAGTCAAGTATATCCTTTTGAGCACTTTGTTCCACATCATAAAGACGCATTTTTGCTCTATCAATTCCAACTACAAATCTTTTATTCATTGTTGGGTCATTATATCTATTCTTCAATTGTTTTACCATAATCTGCCCAAGTTGTTCCAACTCTTCTGTGCTAATAAGGGCAAACATAAGGTCAGCAGTAGCAGGAAGACCAAAGGATTCACTAGTATCAGTAAGATCAGGATCGGAGCTAGAAAATCCACTACGAGTAGTTTGGGTAGCGGAAACAATTGGAACATTTGCCTCAACTGCAAGACCACGAAGTTCTTCCGCAATTGCTTTAACATAAGAGTAAGAATTGACTGAAAAATTACTCTTATATCTTGAGGACCCACAAATATTAAGGTAGTCAATGAAAATAATATCAGGCTTAAATGATTTCTTAAGAGAGAGTTCATTAAGAAGTGCTCTAAAATGACCTGCGTGTGCCGAAGCAGTTGGATACTCTTTGATAATCAGAGTTCCTTGTGTTTTCTTCGCAATATTATTTACTTTCGTATCAAACATTACTTTTGGCAATGTTTCAATATCTTTGATATTAACATTTAAGAGATTTGCGTCAATTCGTTCAGCAATTTTCTCCTCTGCCATTTCAAGCGTAATGTACAATACGTTCCGTCCTTGGAGCAACACGGAGCTAGCCACATGGCACATGAATAGAGATTTCCCGACACCTGTACCAGCAAGTGCGATATTAAGAGTTTTGTTAGGGATGCCCCCTTTGGTAATTTTGTTAAAATATTCCAAATCAAATGGAATTTTGTCTTCTTTCCTGTGATAAGAGTCATATCGTTCTTGGTAATCTTTTAGGTAATCGTGTCCAATGTGGCTATCAAATCCAATAGCAAGTGCTTCTTGTAAAATTGTTGGAATGGAATCTCTAGATTTCTTTTCATCTTGCCCGTCAGCAATTTTAATACTTTCCATAAGAGCAAGATAAATTGCTCGGTCTTTACACCACTTTTCAGTAGTATCTACCAACCATTGTTTATCTGCTGGAGCATCATCAAGTTTAGAAATATAATCACAAATAATTTTGTAAGTATCTTCTGTAATATCAGTTCTTTTTTCTGTTTCAATCAAAAGAACTTCTTTTGTTGCTAGTTGTTCGTAAGCAACAATAAATTTACAAATCTCCTCAAAAACTACTTTCTCGTGAAGATTCTCAAAGTATTCATTTTTTATAAAAGGTAATACCTTTCTACAATAATCATTATTAAATAAGAGATTTCTAAGAATCGTAGTTTCAACTTTTTCCATTTCTCCTCTAACTATGGATTTTTTTTATGATGAGGCACATCAAATACAAAAGTAATTCTAACTTCATCACCAATATTTTCAGCACTATGGGGAAGTTTATTATTGAACCAAAAGAAAGTTCCAGGTTCAACAATCATAGTTTCATCACCTACACTATACCTGTATTTTCCCTGAATGGAAAGGTGATATCTATCTTTCGTAAGATAATAAGTTCCTTCATCAATATGAGAACCTACTATTTCACCAATAGGCAAAGAAAGAAAAGCACAACGACGTATTTTCTTAAAATATGTCTTTAAGAATTTAAGAATTTCTGTGTGTTTTTCGTATGCTGGTGTTTGAATGCAAATTTCAGTATCACCAACATACTGACCTTCCTTTTCTATTCCTCCCATTATTAATTGAAGAACGTCTACTGTAACAGTATATTTTGTTGGGTCAAGTTGTTTTATTTTTTTATCTTTAATATTTTTTTGTGAACCCCAATCTTCTGGATATTGTTTTATTTGTTCTAAAATTTTAGATACATCAATTCCAGTTTTTATGACCCGAATGTTTCTCATCACCCATAAGAAAATTCTTTTTTTGCTGCTTCATCTAATGCCTGCATTATTTCTGGCGTGAAGTACTTCTCTGGATTTTCATTAATAGTTTTTCCAAATTGAGTTGTACCATCTCCAATATCATAACGAGTTCCCACCTTCTTAAAGATTTCATACTTTTCAGCAAGATCAAGAAGACCATAATACTTATCAAGACCACGTTCATCATAATACAAACGCACCTCCACTTCTTTATTTTCTTTACTCAAACGAGACTTTTGTGTCTTACATTTGATGATATTACCAACAACTTCTGTTCCATCCTTTTCTTTTTTCTTAGAAAGATAGATAATAGAAGATGCTGCATATTTAAGACCAGAACCACCACTCATTTCTTTTGTAGGAACATATGATCCTACAACGTCATATGTATGATTGGTAACAATCATAGGAATCTTTGCTTGTCCTAATTTAAGAGTAAGCATTCTAAATGCACCCTTTACAAGTTGAGATTTAGTCATATCCCTAACTTGTTTATCATTTAGTGCATCTTCAATTTCTTTCTCAGTAGAAAGCATTCCCAAAGAATCAAGAACAAACATACAAGGTTTACGTTCACCTTCTTTTTTCTTTAGATATAAATCTACTGCCTTAAGTGCTTTACTTCTAAACTCTTCAATAGTAACAACATTAACTACAACAATTCTATTGATATCAAGACCACGACTTTGGAGTAATGATTTACTTACAGCAGCCTCAGTATCAAAGTAGAGACAATAACCATCGGGATTATTATTAAGAAAATTCTTAACCACAGCGAGAGAGAAGAAAGTCTTTCCAGTAGAAGACTCTCCAGCAATAGCAGTAATCTTATTCCCAGATACACCACCAAATATGCTACCTGAAACCAGTGCATTAAAGATGTAAGAACCCGTGTCAACATAAGTCTCAGTCTCATCAATATCAGAAGCAAGTTGTGTATACTCTCCTCCGATTTCTTTTACGATGTCTTTTAAAAAGTCCATAATTATTTTTTCCTATTAAAATTAAATGTCCATAATTTATTATACAACTGCTTTTCATCAGTTCTTTTAAGTAATTCTAAAATTTTTTTAAATTCACGTTCAGTAATCGGCAAATCCATTAAGCAAAAAATGATTCTAAAGTTAAAGTTTTTTCTATTCTCCAACCAATTGCGTCAAGAATAACTCTCATCGGTTCCAAAAATGCTTTATTAAATTGTAACTCATAATCAATATATTTGTCCAATCCCAATTCTCTGGGAAATTCTTGAACATAAGATATTACATTCTCACGAATTGGATTAGGAAGTTTAAGATAACAAAATTTTATTTTTTCACCATTTTGGATTGTTGCATATTTTTTATCTAGTTTTTTCTCCTTAATTA